GAATTGGTTTTCCAAACTCGTCTACCTTATCCCCCACGATGTTAGTAAGTTTGGTATCTATTTGCCCAAGAACCGCGCTAGTAGCGCCTTGTATGCCACCGGTAACAAAGGCTTTTAGCGGGTCTTGCCCGTACACCACTGCCGTTGCCGCATTAGTTGCTCCCCTAGATACAGCGGCAGAAACTGTAGCGCCGTACCCTGCTTTTGCCAACGCGGGGTCAACATACGCGGATACTTTACCGCCTACTTTACCTGCAGCGAAAGATATAGCTGTGGCTTTTAATGCGTCATCAAAGTCGCCGCCTTTGGCAAGAGTGCTGGCACCGTCAATTAGTGGGATAGCCCATGGAGCGTAAACAAGAGCTATTGCTTTGGCGATGTTTGTAACGGGGTCGTCCATTACCGTGGCGGCAATATCTGTGGCACCCTCCATTACAGGAGTGATAATATCATCTACGGCGAAATCAACGACATCAACTATAGTATCTGTAGTAAGATCAACAACTTCGTTTACAACGTTGGTAACACCACCAAGGACGTCGCCAACAGCATTAAGAACAAAACTCATCTACACGCCCGCCTTCTTACCTTCAGGTTTTAACAAAAAATAAACCCTGTGTCCTTCGCCGTTCTCAAACGCTGACATCCCAGCACGCATGTTTAAACCCGATATACGTTTGCCTATAGCTTTAGCAATGGGGACAAGAGCCTCTCCATCGAAGTCTATAGAGTAATGAGTTACACCTTTGTTACGTAGTACAGTTAGATACTGAATGTAGTTGTTTATAAAGTTGCGGGACGTGTCTACGTTGAACGCTCGCCCCACCATCTTGTTCTTTGACTTGCCCTTGCCTCGGTGACCTAAAAATACGGTGTTACCTACTTGTACTTTGTCTGTATCTGGCAGGGATATCTCGTGAGCTAATGCCGCCATCGCCGCTTCTACAGAAATTCCTTTGAGGTCAAGTTCTTGTGCTGCTGTAGCCATAATAGTCGGGGCTGGGAGAGGCTCTTGTTTACTGTCAACCACAGTCGCCATCAGGTAACCTCCAATATACTCGCTACTACATGTAACCTATTAGCAGTTGCCGCCGTTACTTTCAATATCTCACTAGCGCCTACAACAAGAGGAGCAGTTAGTAGTTCTACAGTGCCATTAGCCCCAACCGCTGCGGTCTTAAACAGGCTAAACACAGTCGTCCCGTTGGTCAGGGTAACTGTTATTGTGTCTGCGTTACCCGTATCTTCTGATACTATAATAGACTTTACTATGCCTGTTGTTAGCGCCGCGCAGGTGTACAACGCGGTCACGTTAGTGGTTGTGAGGTCTACTTTAGCATTTACATATACATTTGCCATTAGCCGATAAACCACCCTATAGCTTCAGATTGCCGTGCCAACGCTTTGTCTCGCAAGGCGGTATCTACTTGGTTAAAATATAGCCGCAAAACTTTATTAAACTCTTCAAACTGGAACGGTGCGTACTCGGTAGGGGGGTACGGTAACGCTGGCGCACGGAACCCTACAACGTGGTTGTTATTAGCCATCAGCGTCTCCCATCGGGGCGCATGTCAAGTCTAGGTGAACCTAACTGCCACTGTACGCCCACCGTAGAGGATTCTATTTTCATAGACATCTGTCGTCCCCGCACGCGCGTGTGTATCTGGCTAGTAAATACGTCAACAGGAGAACTAGCGCTACGTACAACCGTTCCTGTGTTTACGCCGCTTTCAGAAACAGGTGAGTTAAACCCTGACCCCGAGGAGTTTAAAGGCTGCAATGTCATGTTTATCGTGGGCGTATTACCTGTGGAGCCTTCAAAAGACACATCTGGTATCATCCTAGACACAAGCACAAACTGATGACCATCATCAAGGTCAAATTCAGCAGAGGTTATAAACGCAGGTATAGCAGCGGCGGTGGCTGTTTCGTTGTCGTCAATCCCTTTTTCGTGTTCTACAAGCACGTTGTTAAACGTAGCCGCTAGCGGGAAGTTTCTAAGTCCTGAGTCTAACCACGCAGAACGGGCCATAGAACCGTAGTACCATATGTCGTCTAAGTAGTTATACACAACGTATAGGTCTGCATTAACTGCTCCCACAGAACAATAGAACCACCACACCTCGTTAAAGGCTTCATTGGTGCCCGCAAACACTTGTTCAAACTGTTCTGTGTTAAAGTTAGTAAATACATGCTTGCGTAAATCGCAGGGCAGGGGCTGGCTACGGCCATCGTACTTGTAGAATTTATCTTTCCCCATCCAGTATGCTACACCATTAGCGTAAGCTACAGCGTTTTGAGAGGCTATGGAGATTTGTTCACCAACCAACGTAGCTCCCCATACTCCAGATTCAGCCCCTACATACTGCAGGGCGTACAAAGACGAGTCAGTCCACACCAAGACTTCCTGCCGAGCTTGAGAACCGGCTACAATTTTTGTACCACGAGACAGCCTTAGACTGCCTGCTTGTGTTGTAGCTGTGGGTGTCCAATTAGTAGCATCTTCTTGGTCAGACCACCGAACTAACATGGGGTCTCGTACGCCCGAACCCAACGGATTAGTGCCAAAGCAAAATACAAAACGGTTAATATCTGACACAAGAATGAGGTTTTGTGTTGTAGGTATGTTAGACCCCGTTAGTTCTAACGCCCTAGTAGTTAGAGAGGTTGATGCGTCCCAGTAGTATATACGACCACCGCGAGGTCCAAATATTAGGTCTTCGCCAAAGTTTTGCTGAGACCACACACGTAATTCTTCGCGGCTAGTTTCACCAGTACCAAAAAGCGCAGCGCCCCAACCACCTGCACCCCAACCGGAAAGGTCTGAGGCTGTAGTTACACCCACGTTGAGTTGGTATGCACCCTTGGTTAGACTGCCCCCAGTACCCGAGTCAGCCGATGTAGATGCTACGTTAGTAAATTTCAGGGTTGCGGAGCTAAAACTTTTTGCCAGTATTGAATACTTGCTGTCATCTTCAAGAGTTAATACTTCATACTCTAAGTTTAACACCGCAGCCGTAAAGTTACCGCCTAGAGGCGCAGCGGCGGAAAAAGTTACAAAATCACCCGCCCTAGCCCCGCTGTTAGCATCACTAACCAGAATAGTAAAACAAGTTACCGTTGCACCGTTACTGTGTGTAGCCGCTGTAGTGCTAGTAACCACGTCAGAAACAAGCCTAGACGCTCCTCTAGTGCAACCTGTTAGCGTGTTATCAGTAATACCCGTGTAGGACACAACTTCGGAATCAATTAAAACCAATCCAACTAAAGGAAACCCTGTAGCGTTTGTAATTGCAATCACGGTAGCGGATGTAGAAGTTATCGCAGCGCTTAACGTATTAACAGACGCGCCGAACGTAACGTCTCCCGCACTGGTTGTAGTTCTGAGTGGGGTTATATCGTTAAAAGCTCCACCATTCTCTATGTAAAATTTTATGTTAGTGCCCACACCAATAAGGTTTTGCCCCCCTAGCGTAACCCAATTCATAAGCGAACGTGCGACACCTAGAAATTTTACGGTGTTTAGTCGTGCCCAGCCGCCAATCTTTTCAGGGGTGCCCTGCCTAAAACGAACGTTATTGCACTCGTACCAACCACCTTCGCTGGTGTATCTAGTATTTTCGCGGTTAACACCGGCTTTTAACAAGAGCTTTTTTAGGGGCATGTTACACCTTTAGGACAGCATTGCGTTGTAAGTCTTCGGGCCTACGATCCCATCAGCAGCAAGATTTTTACTTTCTTGCCAATCCTGAACCGCCTTTTGCGTCATTATACCAAAAACTCCGTCCGTTTCTAGTCCTAATGCAGCCTGCACCCTCTCAACGTCTTCCCCACTGGAACCTACCTTCAGTAATATAGGAGTGCGGGATGGGATATACGATCCACCCAATACTTCCAAGGCTCGTTTGTAGTGGTGCTTTCTGTCTTCTAAACCGATAGTGCCGCCGTTAATTCTCTTGGTCGCTGTAACAACATCTTGAGCGTCTGCGTGGCGGTTCAAATGGTTTTCGTTCCAGAACCAACACGCACTTTCCAGAGCGCCACGCTTAGTACCAAGATACTCTATCACATCATCTATCTCCATGCCGACACTTTTTGCAAAGGCAGACACGTTGTCGAAGCCCGTCAGTTGGATCACACCCTTTCCCGAAAACTTCCAGCCATCTCCAGAAGGTGGAGGTCCGTTACCCATGCGGCCACCATAGACTACATTTGCAATCTTTTCAGGCTGACGGTGGTACTCTTGAGCATCGCGCCCTGCACGTTCAAAATATTTAGGGAAAATTGCGTTAAGACCCTTGGCAGAATAGTTTAGATTCTCCTTGAGTACCTTGAAGTTTAAGCTCTCATGCCCACATTGAGCAACAAACATTGCAATTCTATCTTCAGTGTTGATACCGTATTTGGGTAATAACTCTTGCATTGGCCCAACCCAACTGTCCCAATCATCGTTGCCGTGAAGCAAGTGGTTTACCTGTGAAGAAGTTAAGATCATTTGTTCGCTCCCATAAATTTAGAGACACTACGCTGCCCAAACCAAAATGCGATGATGGCAGAAAAAAGTGCTTGAGTTTCATTGTCAAACATCAACGGCACGGCGTCTTTCCAGTTGCCACCCTCTTCCATAGCCTTCAAGAGTATGACCGCCTTGACGGCAAGGAATAAGCCAAAAAACAAGTAAGTAATAACAGGTCGTACACTTGCGGATAGTCCTGCGGCAAAGCCGCCACTAGGGTTAGCAAATTCATAGAGGGCCTTTGTTTCTGCAATCTCAGCTTGCTTGTCTAACTTTTGAATGTCGTGTGTGACGCCAAGGGCCGCGAGTTCGCCCTGCATTTTAAGTTCTTCAAGACGGTTTTTGTGGTCTTGTTTCTTCTGGAAGAAACCTAACACTTGCGGAAGGAAAGACGTTCCGAAACCGAGCGCACTACCTAATAAAGCAATCATTATTTTTTACCTCCCATTTTAGAAAACCCAAAGAAGGCTCCTACGAGGGCGGACACAGATACAAAGTAAACCCCAGCTATACTGGCAAGAGAGTTCATGGCTTGATCTAAACCCATAACAGCGCACAAGACTATGGCGAAAGGATAAAGAAGCATGCCAGACA